ACGATTTCAAAAATCACTAATGAGGCTTTAATGGTCCTCGAAAACGAATTAACATTCACTTCCGAAGTCGATCGCAATTATGACGACCAATTTGCCGTAGTAGGCGCAAAAATTGGCGCAACAGTGAATGTCCGTCGTCCAGGTCGTTTTATTGGTACTACAGGTCCAGCATTAAATGTGGAAGATTTGAATGAAACTTCAGTTCCTGTAACTCTTTCTACGCAATTCCATGTGGATACACAATTCACTACACAAGATTTAGCTTTGTCTTTGGATATGTTCTCTGACCGTATTCTAAAGCCAGCAGTTGCAGCCATTGCCAACAAAATTGACTTTGACGGCACAACAACTGCAGCTTTAAACACAGCTAACATCGTAGGAACTGCTGGTACTCCTCCAACTGGCTTGTATACATACTTGTCAGCACAGGCTTACCTCGATTCCGAAGGTGCTCCTCGTGATGGTCGTCGTTCATGTATCGTTGAGCCATTTACATCTGCCACTATCGTGGACAGCTTAAAAGGTCTTTTCGTTCCTAACGACAAGATTGGTATGCAATATGAAAAAGGCTTGATGGGTCGTGATTCAGGCGGTATGAACTGGAAACTTGACCAAAACATTGTGTCCCAAACTTTTGGTAACTTTTCTGCTTCTACTGTTACTGCTTCTGTTGCTACTACTACAGCTACTGGCTTTTTGACAAGTGGTTGGGCTTCTACCTCTACTATCACTTTGACAGCTGCCAATACTGGTACTATCAACTTGAACGCTGGTGATACATTTACTATCGCTGGTGTTTTTGCAACTAACCCACAAAATCGCCAACCATACGGCACAAACAAATTGCGTTCATTCGTAGTTAAGTCTGCTGTTTCAGTTGCTTCAGGTTCAAGCGTTTCTGTTACTGTTTCTCCTGCTGTTATTTCAGGCGGTCAGTTCCAAAATGTGTCAATCCCAAGCACTTCAGCTACTGCTGCTGTTACATTCTTTGCATCACAATACAATGCAAGTGGAAATGGTGTAGTTTCTCCACAAAACATCGTTATGCATCGCAATGCGTTTACCATGGCTATGGCTGACTTAGAATTGCCTGAAGGTGTTCATTTCGCTGGTCGTGCATCAGATAAAGAAATTGGTCTGTCAATGCGTGTGGTTCGCCAATACACCATTAACAACGATAGTATCCCTACTCGTGTTGATGTTCTGTATGGTTGGGCTCCTTTGTACCCTGAACTCGCTTGCCGTGTTGCAGCTTAATTAACCTAATTTATTAAAGGAAAAATATCATGGCAAATCCAGGACCAGCAACTACAAGTACAGTACATCCATCGAATTTAAACAGCCAACAAGCTTTGCGTGTTTTAGCTGTTCAAAAAGGTGTTTCTACTGCTTCTTTAGCTGACACAGCTGTACAAGTAAACAACAGCGCACTTTATGTGCCTGTTTCAGTAGTTGTTGCTAATGCCAACAATGCTGGCGCAACCCAATCTGTAGCTTCTGTAAACTTAGGTGTTTACACAGCAGCAGCCAAAGGTGGTTCAACAGTTTTGACAGCAGCAGCATTAACAAGTCAGACGACTCCTACTTATGTAACAATTTCTGCAGCGACTAACCCTAATACGGCTCTTTCCGCTCAAACTTTGTATGTAAATATTTCGTCTGCAACTGCTACGGCAACTGTTGATGTTTATGTGTACGGATATGATCTAAGCACAGGACCATTCTAAGTATCTTGAAGTAAAAGGAAGAAAGCCATACCCAAAAAGTGTGGCTTTTTTTCTTTAATACCCTATAATTGATTTACCTTATTTAAAGGAAAAACTATGTCTAAGACTACCATTTGTCGTGGCAATATTCTTGCTCAAACTATTGTTCAGGTAACTCTCCCATCTACCGTTATTTCAGGCACAACTTCAGATGTAACTATTACTGTTCCTGGTGTTCAACCAAATGATTTTATTCAAGCTCAATTTGATGCTGCTTTGGTAACTGGTATTTCTATCGGAAATGCTTATTCAAATACAGCAAATCAAATCGTTGTTCGTTTGGTAAACTCTACTGGTGCTTCCGCAACTCAAACTGCTGGCACTTTATTGGTTAAAATTTCTACTTGCGAAGATAGTCCTATTCCATCTAACGTAGTTTAAGGAGCTTAAAATGGCTTATGATTCAGCGTTTGCTCCTTATGGTGCAACTTATAAAGTAAGTACGACAGCTATTCAAGTTAAATCTAGTAACAATGTTTACCCATCAGGGTATCGTATTATTAATTTAACTAGTGGATTAGTGCGTGTTGGTTGGGCTCCGCAAGAGCCTAAAGATGCGACAGTTACTCCTGTTGCTACAACTCCAACGGCTGCTGGAATATCTAGCGTATTAACGATACCAGCGAGTGGTGTTGGTGTGTTTAGTGGTATTCCTCCTAATGCTTGGTTTATTTGTAATACAGTAGACGGAGTAGAAATTACTGCTGGCGAAGGCATTAGCTAATTTAAGGATTAAATATGGGTGCTCCCAATTCAACAGTAGACCAAAATCTACTGCCAGTTCAGGCTTATTTTGATGTAAATGGTAGCTTTCAGACTTTTATTGGTCAGGGACAGCCGTTTTATGCTACTGCTAACCCTGTTCAATCAGGTTTAACGATAACTAATAGCACTCTTAATAGTAGCCCAATTGGTGGGACATCTCCTTCTACTGGTATTTTTACTAATATAGGAACGAATACTGGAACTATTTCTACTGCACCAACAGGTGCTACAGATATAGCAAATAAGCAATATGTAGATTATTACGCTGCTGGATTGAGTTGGAAACAACCAGCTTTAACTGGAACAAGTGCCAATATTACCCTTTCAGGATTGCAAACTATTAATGGTGTAACTGTAGTTGCTGGCGATATTGTATTAGTTAAAAATCAAACAACATCATCACAAAATGGTATTTATGTAGCTTCTGCTGGAACTTGGACTTATTCTTCAGGTGGTGATACTTGGTCAGAATATGTTGGCGCAATTATTTTTATTACAAACGGAAGTTTGGCTGGAACAGCTTGGTATTGCACAGCACAACCTGGAGGAACATTAGGCACAACAGCAATGACTTGGAGCAATTTTAGCGTTGCTTCAAGCTATACAGCAGGAACTGGTTTAACTCTTACAGGCACTCAATTTAGCATCACCAATACTGGATTAGCTGCTGCAACTTATGGTTCAGCATCTAGTATTCCTGTAATTGCGTTTAATGCTCAAGGTCAAGCTACTAGCGTTACCAATACAACTGTTACTCCAGCAGTAGCATCTATTACTGGTTTAGGAACTGGAGTTGCTACTGCATTAGCAATTAATGTAGGTTCTGCTGGTGCATTTGTAGTAAATGGTGGTGCTTTAGGAACTCCTTCTAGCGGAACAGTTACCAATTTAACTGGAACTGCAAGCATTAATATTAACGGAACTGTAGGAGTTACAACTGCAAATACAGGCGCATTCACTTATTTATCTACCAGTTCTACTACAAGCACTACTCCAACTTTAGGATTTAATGCTGCTAATGCTCCTATTGCTATGGGAGCAACAATTTCAGGCAATTATTTACAAGTAATGACTCAAAACAAGTCAGGAACTGCTGGCGCTTCTACAAATTATGTTCTTTCCAATGATTTAGGAACAGATTCTACTTATTATGGTGAGTTTGGAATGAACTCATCAGTATTTTCAAGCGGAACTCCTGCTGATTTCTTTAGCTTAAATAATGGTGTTTATTTCTCATCTCATGATGGCGATGTAACCATCGGCTCAGGAAATGGATTTAAAACCTATTTTGCTTGGGGAACTACTGGTCAATCAGCCCATGTTATCAATGCAACAGGAGCTATTGGTTTAAATACAAGCATTACTGGTTCTACAAATTTTGGAACAAGCGGTCAAGTTTTAACTTCTGCTGGTTCATCAGCAACTCCAACTTGGACAACTCCATCACCAATGGTTTATCCTGGCGCAGGAATACCTAATTCAACTGGAACTGCATGGGGAACAAGCTATACCACTACTGGAAGCGGAACTGTTGTTGCATTAGCAACAAGCCCAAGTTTTACAACTCCAGTTTTAGGAACTCCATCTTCAGGAACTTTAACTTCTTGCACAGGATTGCCTGTAGCTACTGGAATTAGTGGATTAGGAACTGGTGTAGCAACTGCTTTAGCTGTAAATACTGGTTCTGCTGGTGCATTTGTTTTGTTTAATGGCGCACTAGGAACTCCAACTAGCGGTGTAGCAACAAATCTTACAGGAACTGCTTCAGGTCTTTCTATTGGTGGAAATGCTGCAACTGCAACAAGCGCAACTTCAGCTACAACTGCGACTAATGCAACTAATACAGCAATTACAGACGATACAACTACTGCTACTACTTGTTATCCAACATGGGTTACAACCACTACTGGCAATCTGCCACAAAAAACAGCATCTACTAAATTAAGTTTTGTTCCTTCAACTGGTGTATTGTCTGCAACTACATTTAGTGGCTCAGGAGCATCATTAACAAGCATACCTAATAGCGCATTAACAAATTCAACTATTTCAGGTGTTTCCCTTGGTTCAAATTTAAGTGCTTTAACTGCTGGAACTGGATTAACTGCAACAGCTACTTACAATGGTTCGGCTGCTATTACATTTAATGCAACTGGCACAACCATTAATAGCCAAACTTCTGCTTATGTATTAGTAGCTGCTGATGCTGGTAAAACAATTTCAATAACTACTGGCGGTGTAACAGTAAATAATAGCGTTATGTCGGCTGGTAATATTGTTTCAATTTACAACAATTCAGGCTCTAGTCAAACCATTACACAAGGAACTGGAGTTACTTTGCAATGGGCTGGACAATCTAGTTCTTCCACAGGCAATAGAACTTTAGGTCTTTATGGATTGGCAACGCTTGTATATATTAGTGCAAGCAATGTAATTATTACTGGTTCAGGATTGACCTAACATGACAATAATGCAATCATTATTTGTTGCTCGCACTATACCACCTTATTCTGTTACCTATTTAGTTGTTGCTGGCGGTGCTGGCGGTGGTGCTGGTGGCGGTGGCGGTGGCGGTGGTGGTGGTGCTGGTGGATATAGAACTGGCACACTTACTTTATCAGGCGGTGTTAAATACACAGTTACTGTTGGTGGTGGCGGTCCTGGTGGTGCGACTGTAAATGGCACTAATGGTTCAGATTCCGTATTTTCAACTATTACATCAACAGGCGGTGGTGCTGGCACTCAAAATGCTACTGGTATTGCTGGTGGTTCAGGCGGTGGCGGTGGTGGTGGCGGTGGTTCCGGTGCAGATCGTCCTGGTGGTGCTGGAAATACACCATCAACATCCCCAAGCCAAGGAAATAATGGTGGTTCTAATATTGCTGGTGCTCTTTTTAATTGGGCTGGTGGCGGTGGCGGTGGTGCTGGTAGTGTTGGTGAAAGTGCGCCTGATTACGATGTATCAGGTGGTGGTGGTAGCGGTTCTGCTTCAACAATTACTGGTTCTAGCATAACTTTCGCTGGTGGCGGTGGCGGTGGAACATGGAACGCTGGAAGTGGCGGTGCTGGTGGTTCAGGTATTGGTGGTAATGGTGGTCTTGGTAGTGGTTCATCAGGTGGTGCTGGAACAACTAATAAAGGTTCAGGCGGTGGTGGCGGTGGTCAAGACAGAAGTGGCGGTGCTGGCGGTTCAGGTGTAGTTATTCTTTCAATTCCAACTGCAAATTATTCAGGTGTTTATACAGGAACGCAATTAGCTACATACCCTAAAACAAGCGGTTCTAATACAATTTTATATTTTACTGATTCAGGAACTTATACAGCATGAGCCATTTTGCAAAAATAGAAAACGGCATAGTAACTCAAGTTATTGTGGCGGAAAAAGATGTTATTGATTCAGGAGTGTTTGGGAATGGATGGATTCAAACTTCTTACAATACAAGGGGTGGAATTCATTATGGTCAAGACGGACAACCTGATGGCGGTAATGCTTTAAGAGCTAATTATGCTGGAATAGGTTACACATATGATGCTACAAACGATGTATTTTATGAGCCACAACCTTATCCGTCTTGGAATATTTCAACACCTACTTGGATTTGGCAAGCACCAATACCTTATCCTAATGACGAAAATAGATATGAATGGAATGAAGAAACTATTTCATGGGTTCAAATATGATTACTTATACATGGAAAATATTAGAAATTTTTGCGGATATAAAAGGAGTTAAATATTATGTTTCAGCAAATAATGGGCAAAATACAGTTGAAAGCGAAGGTAACAGTTATTTTTCTGAAGGAAAAGTTAATTTACCTTTTGAAGAAATTAAAGAAACCAATTTAATAGATTGGTTAGACAAAGAACAAATTTTAGAAAATTTAGAATTTCAATTAAAAAACTTGGAAAACAATGCAAAAATTGATTTTCCATGGTTAAAAGATACTTTTACACCACAGGTTTAATATGACAGCCCCAATAGAACTAATTTCTAGAGCTTTAAAAGACATAGGCGCATTAGAAGCTGGAGAAACTCCTAGTGCTGATGCTGCGCAAGATGCTTTAGATATGTTAAATGACCTAATAGACCAATGGTCTAATGAAAATATGATGGTCTATAACACAACAGAAATTATATTTCCGTTGATTGCAGGGCAAATTCAATACACTATTGGACCTGACCCTTCCACAGCTAATTATATTGGAGCTTCGTTTACTGGCACTATATCAGGTTCTGTTTTAACTGTTACTGGCATTACTAGTGGTGCAGTAGCACAGGGACAAACTTTAGCAGGAACAGGAATAACTAGCGGTACAAAAATTACACAGTTTTTAACTGGTGATGGTGGCAATATTAATGAAATTGGTACATACAAACTTAATTTAGATGCAACCACTCCTACACCAGCATTTACAGCTTCTATTTCAGGAACTACTTTAAATGTAACTGCTGTTTCTTCTGGATATTTAGGGGTTGGCGCAATTATTACTGGCACAGGAGTAACTTTAGGGACTACAATTAGCGCAATTCTAAATGCTAGCGGTGGTGTAGGAACTTATACAGTTAATACAACCCAAACTGTAGGGAGCAGGTCTATGACTGCTACCATAACAGCTATACCAATCACAGCATATTACCAAAAGCCGATAACTATTGATTCTGCTTTTGTAAGAATAAACACTACGAGCAATGGACAGCCAATTCTTAATGGCGGTTTAGATTATCAAGTAGGTATTTTGGCTTTAGAAAATTACAATCAAATCGGTTTAAAAACTTTAAATGGACCATGGCCGAAAGCTCTTTATTACAATCCTGGAGCTGACACAGGTACAGTTGCTGTATGGCCGAATCCTAGTCAGGGCGAAATGCACATGTTTGCTTCTACTATTTTTAGTAGATGGCAAAATTTATATGAAGAAATAGCTTTGCCACAAGGTTATTCTATGGCTTTAAGGTGGAATCTTGCAGAAAGATTAATGCCCATGTATGGCAAATTAAGCACAACGCAAATAGGAATGATTAATGGTTATGCAGCACAATCTAAATCTACTATTAAACGCAATAACATGAAACCGATAGCATCAGCTAGTTTTCCTGCCATTATGATTACTGGAAAAGCTAAAGATGCTGGTTGGATTCTTACTGGTGGGTTTACAGGATAATGGCTGATTTTGGTTTCGTAGGAGCTTCTTATGAAGCACCAAGCATATATCAGGATGCGCAGGAATGTATAAATTGGTTTCCTGAAGTAGACCCTACAAAACCACAGGGTACAAGAGGAGTTGTTGCGCTTTACCCAACTCCTGGACTTACTTCTGTTGTAGCTTTGTCTGCACAAGCTGAAGTAAGAGGTATGCGTACAGTAAGCGGTGGAAGTTATTGCGTAGCAGTATGCGGTTCTTATGTTTATGTTTTAAATTCCACTTTTACACCCACTATAGTCGGACAATTAAGTTCTGGCTCAGGTCGTGTTGGTATATCTGATAATGGAGTGAATGTTTATATAGTAGATGGCACTTATCGATATACATGGAGAATTTCTACTCCAGCATCAGCAGTGTTTTTTGGCACAATATCAGGCACAACATTAACCATCACCAAAATTATTTCAGGCACTATAGCTGTTAATCAAGCTTTGTTTGGTGTTGGCATTCCATCAGAAACTGTTATTACTGCTGGTTCAGGCACTTCATGGACAATAAATCAAACAGTAAGCATAGGTACTGCTGTACAAATGAATTCTACTACTGTGGCAGCAGTTATAACAGCCTCTATTGCTACAACAGCCTTAACAGTAAGCGCAGTTTCTAGCGGTACTTTATATGTCGGTCAAACAATACAGGGTGCTGGTGTTACTGGAAATACAATTATTACTGCTTTGGGTTCAGGTACAGTATTAAGTGCAACCATAGTTACTGCTGGTTCAGGCTATGCGGTAAATGACACAGTAACAGTTTTGGGTGGTGTTTATGGTTCGAGTCCAGCAACTTATACGATTTCAGCTATTACTTCAGGTGTTCAAACTTTAGGAACAATTACTGGTGGCACTTTATATACAAACGGAACATATACTGGAGTTCAATTAACTTATGTAAGTGGCGCAACAGCAACTACTTATCCAACTGCGAACATTGTAGTTTCAGGTGGTGCAGTAACATCGGTTACTTTAGCAACATCTGGAGCTGGTTTTACTAATACTGGCACAGTTTTATCAGCAACAGCAGCATCTATAGGCGGTACTGGTTCAGGATTCAGCATTCCTGTAACTGTGTTAGCACCTGGCACTCCTACAGCAATTACGCAAACTTTTGCTGGTTCTTATACTTCGCCACCTACAAATCCAGCTTCTACATCTTCAAATAATGCAGGAACAGGATTAACACTAACTCTAACTTTTGGTACAGGCACAGGCAACACAGGTAATTATGTAATTAACAATAGTCAAACCATTTCTTCAAAAACAATGTATGCGTTAAATTGGAGCGTTTTACCTAGTTCTGATGGTGCATTTTCAGGTGGCACAATTGTAGATATTGTAGATAATTATTTTATTTACAATAGACCAAACACCCAACAATGGGCTGCTTCAAATGTTCTTTCACCGATAACATACGGATTAAGTTTTGCAAGTAAATTTACTGGACCTGATAATCTCGTATCTTTAGTATGCGACCATGGTCAGGTTTATTTATTAGGCGAAAAAACTAGCGAAGTGTGGTCTGATGTTGGAACTTTTCCATTTCCGTTTCAAAGGATTCCTGGAAGCTCTAGCGAACATGGTATATCTGCGCCATTTTCTGTATCTAGAATCGGCAATTCTTTTGCGTATTTAGCAAAAAATAATCGTGGTCAAGCTGAAATTGTAATGATGAATGGATATTTTCCATTGCGAATAAGTACCCATGCAGTAGAAAACACTTTAGTTAATCAAAATATTTCAGATGCAGTTGCATATACATACCAGCTAGAAGGGCATGAAGTGTATGTTATTTCATTTCCAAGTTTAGATTTAACATGGGCTTATGACCTCGCTACATCAATGTGGCATAAATGGTTATGGACAGATAGTAATAATGTGTACCATCGGCACAGAAGTAATTGTTCCGCATTTTTTCAAAATTTAGTATTAGTTGGAGATTGGGAAAATGGTCAAATATATCAATTAGACCCAAATAAATACACGGATAATGGTGATTCTATTCGTAGATTGCGAAGAGCTCCCCATTTAGTTGCGGATTTGCAAAGGCAATATTTTGATGAATTTCAAATTCAATTTCAACCTGGAGTTGGTCTTACTGGAATTACAACTCCTATAAATCAAGAGGTTGTCGGTGCAGACCCACAAGCTATGCTTAGGTGGTCTAATGATGGCGGTTCTACTTGGTCTAACGAGCATTGGTCTACTATAGGTAAAATAGGTAAATATCAAAATCGTATTATTTGGCGCAGATTAGGCTGGTCAAGAGATAGGATTTTTGAAGTTGTGGTTACAGACCCTATAAAAGCTTGCATTATTTCTGCTAATCTTAAAGCATCGGTAGGAGAAAACTAATGTCTAATTCAAGTTTATGGGGTACGCAACAAACAAACCCTTACCCAGTAACACCTTTATTAGATGAAAATAACAAAATGCCTACTAGGGCATGGCAGCAATATTTTTTAAATTTATTGAATTTTTCATCGGCAAATACAGCCTCTAAAGGAGCTGCTAATTTGCCTTCTAATCCAGTTGGTTTTATAAATATTACTGTTGATGGTAAACCCTATAAAGTTCCTTATTACAATGTCTAATTTAGCCGAAGAATTCCTCAAAATTAAAGGTACATGGGATATAGACCCTCAAGTTAAGCATAATTTTTCCGATGGTTTATATGCTAAAGAAATGTCTTTGCCTAAAGGGTATATTGCATATTCTCATTCCCATGTTTATTCTCATTTAAGTATATTGGCGAAAGGTCGTGTAATTGTTAAAACAGATGATTATAATAAAGAATATTATGCGCCAGCTTGCATAAATATAGAGGCTAACACTAACCATCAAATAGAAGCTTTAGAGGATGTTGTATGGTTTTGCATTCATGCTACAGAAGAAACAGACATTAACAAAATTGATGAAGTTTTAATTGGAAAAGAATGAAAATTAAGCTTATTTCCTCAGGAGCAAATGTAAACCCAATTCATTGGGCTATTTTGCAACATCCTGAATTATGGAATGAAAATACTGCTAGAACATTTGATGAATCTAGTCCACATTACGGATTAGACGATATATGGCCTCGTTTTGGTGCTCCAGAATATGCTGAAAATGGACTTCCCCATGATGCTAAATGGTATCCATCTGCTGATATTTTAGGCATTAAACCTTTCGTATATGACCTTTTTAGGGCTGTAGAAGGTGTTGAGCTTGGCGGTGTATTAATTACTAGGATTCCTGCTGGAAAAACCTGTAAACCTCATATTGACGATGGTTGGCATGCAAAAAGATACGATAAATATGCTATTCAAATAACCAGCGCACCTAATCAAAAATTTTGTTTTGATGGTGAAGAATTAGAAACAAAGCCAGGTGATGTATTTTGGTTCGATAATCAATATTCTCATTGGGTAACCAATCCAACCCCATACGACAGAATTACAATGGTCGTATGTATTCGTAAGGAGCAATAATATGCCATGGGCAGCCGCAGCAACAGCAACAGCAGTAGTAGCAGGAGCTTACATATCAGGCGAAGCTAATAAAAGCGCAGCCAACACACAGGCTAATGCAGCTAGAGATAATCAAGCTGCTTTATTAGCAGCAGGAGGGCAGGCTGCTGGCGAATTTGCGCCATATAAAGAGCTAGGAACACTTGGCATTGAAAATCAAAAAGCCAATAATGCTTATTTTAATAAACAATTTGGCAATGAAGATTTAAATGCTAATCTTGCGCCTAATTATGAGTTTGGACTAAAAACTGGTGCAACCACTAATTTAATGGCTAATAATGCTACTGGCGGTGCTGTAAGTGGCAATGCTATGACAGCGTTAAATAATTTCGGTATTAGTTATGCGCAAAATGCTTACCAAAACGCATTTAACAATTTTCAAACTCAGCGTGGAAATATTGCAGCGCAAAATAATAATCTTACGCAATATGGTTTAGCTGGAGCTACTGGCTCGGCTAATGCACAAATTGGTACGGCTACTAATGTGGCTGGATTAGGAATGAGTTCTGCGAATGCTAATGCTGCGAGTCAAATAGCGCAAGGTAATATTTATGGCGGTGCAGCAAATAGTTTAGGAAGTATTGGTTATGGATATGCACAACAGCAAAATATGCAACAAAATATGCAATATCAGCAAGGTTTAAATAATATGGGTGGTTACAATGCTGACCAAATTGCTATGGGTGCAAGTCCTGGAAGCAGCTTTACTCCTACTGCTGGTAACTCATTCACATTAAGCCCAGCGTAAGGAATAAATTATGGCTATTTCTACAGGAAGTTTAAATGTGCCAACTTTGGCGGTTGATGCAGATGCAAGCATATACAAAAACCAAACAGCTCCGAAATCTATAACTATCGGAGATATGCTTGATATTTCTAAAAAAACTATAGATTTACAAAAATCTCAAGAAACTTATGCCGATGAAGTAGCTAAAATTAAAGCAGAATCACAATCTTCGCAATCTCGTTCTCAACAAGAAGCTTTAAAAACTGTTAAATCGCATGTTGCAAATTTAGGTCAGGCAACTTCCGAATTAATGACTGACCCTGATTTAACACCTGAAAAAATATTGCAAAAATATAAAGCTGTTAATTCTTCTGCACCTGGAGACCCTTTACAAAAAGCAAAAGCATTAGAGCAAGTAGTAGCAGGAATGCCTCAAAAAAGACCAAATGAGTCCAATGAGATGTTTCAAAATAGATTACACACTTATGTTGTTCAAAACCAGTTAAAAGGTTTAGAACACTTATCTGCTATTCAATTACAGTTTCCTGCAACTAATATGGCAGATGTTGGCGGTCAATTAGTTAATGTAAATACAGGAAACCCTGCAACTGCGGTAAATGCTCCAGGAACGACTACAGGTCCATATTTAAACAAAAATATTGCGCCACAAGTGCAAATAGACCCTATCACAAGACAGCCGTATGCTTTCGGTGGCGGTGGTGTGCCTACTAGCGGTAATTTAGCCAATCAACCATCTAGGGTAACTACTAGCGTTGCTGGACAGCCTCCTGCTGGCGGTGCGCCTGCTGCTGCTCCTGCTGCTGCGCCTGCTGCTCCTAGAGCTCCTGCGTTAAATGCGCCATCTACTGCGCCACAGCCAGAAATTGCTGGTGACCCATTGGGTAAAGTAGAGCCATTAAGACAGGGTGCTAATGAAAGTCCTGAAAACTTTAATACTAGAATTGCTAGAGTCCAAAATGCTTATGCTGCAGCGCAAGACCAATTAAGCAATCCTAATAGCGAAAACGGATATATTCCACAGCTTAAACAAGTAAATTCAAGCATTATGACTTTGCTTAAAGACCCACAAGTTAATACTGGTGCGGTAAATGATTATCTAGCAGGCAAAACCAACAAAGGCGCATTAAGCGCAAAAGAGCAGGAACTTGCTAAATATTTAGAGCAACGAATTCAAGCAAAAACACCTAAATCTGATGCAGATGCAGAAAGCAAAAGACAGTCTTATGGCGCTTTTAACCTTAAAAAAGAAGCGTTAATGGATTTAACTAGGCAGGATAATGCTTGGGTTTTAACGCAAGAATTGGCAGCCAAAGGGCGAATGAATAATGCTCTTATTGGCGGTAGTACAAATAACCCTAATTATGCTCGTGTCGATGCTTTTAACAACAGATTTGCACAATTATCTAGCAATCCTGATTTAATGAAATACATTTCTATTGCTGGTACAAATCCTGCAAAAATTAGAGTAGATGCTGATGATGATAAAGCTTTGCGGTCAATGTTAAGCAAATTAAGTCCTGATAAAAGGGCAGAATTAGAATTACAACGTAAAACTCTATTGCGAATGGTTGGGGGAAGCCAATGAGTGATGGATATAAAGAATATGACCCCAATGATTACTTAGGTGGTGTACAAGCTACAGCAGAAACACCGACTGGTTACAAAGAATATGACCCAAATGCGTATTTAACACAGGTTACGCAAAGCGAAAAACCACCTACTTTTTTAGAATCGTTAAAAAGAAAAGCAAGCAATGTTTTAAAAGGTGCGGAATATTTTGCTAAAGGTGGCATGTCTACTAGGCAGGCTATAAACCCACAAGCTGCGGAAAAATTTGTAAAACCTCTAACAGAAATGAGTGTAGAGGATTGGAAAAAAAATAGCGTATTAGCTCCAGCCATTGAATATACGGCTGCTAGTATGAATGTTCCAGGATTTACGCAGCAAGACAAAATAGAAGCAGAAAAAAAACTTGTAGATAAAGGCAAAAAATTATACGAAGGTGCATCTAAATTTTTGTCAAATCCATTAGAAAGCACAGCAAGCGCAGTAAAAGCAATCGCTGAAAATCCTTACGGAACAGCAGGAGAAGTAGTAAAAAGCACAATTTATGACCCTGAACAAATAGGTATCGGTGCTGCTGGTAGCAAAATTATCGGCAAAGTATTAGAAACTCCTGTTGCTAAAGTTAAAGCAGGAGTTGAAGATTTAAAAGCGCAATTTGCCGAGAAAAAAGCAGCACTAATGGAAGGTAGACCATTATCTAAAACAATTCCTGTAGAGCCTAAAGGTTTTGCAGATCAAGGATTTACTCCTACTCAAGAAACTACTGGAATTCCAAAAACTTACAATGAATTTGTAGAACAAGCAAGAAAAGATGGTCTTGATGTTACAAGTCCTGAAGCTATAGAGGCTATGCAAAGAATTTGGTCTGAACATAGTAAAGGTGGTGTTGGTGGAAATCAATTGCCTGTTAAATCAAGCGTAGAAGTATCACAACCAACTAATATATCTTTAGAGCCTCCTAAAGCACCACAAGTAGAAGCACCTGTTCAGCCTAAACCTGTAGAAGTAAAACCTTTGGCTGAAAATCCTGAAATGCCAGCAGAAAGATTAAATGTCGATGAAATTGCTCGAAAAGAGCAGATTTTGAACGATATAGGTGTAGAGACTCATAGAAAATCAGCATTAGAGGGCGATTATCAAGGCGCAAGCTCGCAATACATCACTTCTAAAGCAGATAATGGCGAATATGCGCAAGGTATGGCAAATCAAATTCGTCATGAAAAAGAAGCTTTGACTGGACATTTAGAAAAAATAGAAAATAATTTAGGCGGCACTATACCTAGAGAAGGCATGTTTTATAAAACTGATGAAATTAAACGAGGTAAATCAGTTAAAAATGCGCTAGAAGAAGCGCAAGAAGCGCATAAAACAGAAACTACTAGGCTTTATGACGAAGCCTCTAAAGAAATTGGTGCAGTTCCTGTAGAGCTTACTACTCTTAAAGAATATCTTGATAAAGATTCTAATTTCGTTCATTCTGCTGAAAAATCAGTTAAAACAGGGGTAAGAGATTACCTTAAAGAACAGGGTCTTTTAGACGAATCTGGCGCAATTAAGCCGATGACTGTCGGTCAATCTGAACAACTTCGTAAATTTATTAACAAACAATACAATTACGAAACTAAAGGCAAAGTAGGCGATTTAGTTAATCGTATCGACGAAGATGTATTTAAAAATGTAGAAGGCAAAACTTACGAGGATGCTAGAGCACATTTTAAAGCTGGAAAAGAAATCTACGATAATCCTAAAGCTATTAAAGATTTGATGAACGATGAGGGCACAAATCAAAAAATTAAAGATGAACAAGTGATGACTAAAATTTCATCTTTAGATGAAAGTCAATTTAGTAATTTAATGGACACTTTGACCAAAACTGGAAAAACAGAAGCCATTAAAGAAATCCAGACTAATTTAGTAAATAGAGTTAAACAAGCTGGAAAATCTGAAATAAATGAGCCATGGAATGGTAGAGCTGCTGCTAAAGAATTTCAAAATTTAGGCGAAAAATTACAAGTAGCATTTAAAAACAATCCTGAAGTGTTAGCGGAATTATCCAAAAACATCGAAGCTGGTCATATTTTGCATATTCCTAGCAGATACCCAGGTGCAGCAGTTCAAACTAATTTGTTAAAAAATAAATTTAGCGAGATGGCTTTGCAAAAAGCTGGCGCAATGGTCGGCGGTGCTGGTGGAAGCATTGCAGGTCCATTGGGTGCTGCTGGTGGTGCTGCTGCTGGAGAGTATTTAGGTGCAAAAGGCGCAAACAAATTAAAATCTAACAGGCAAGTAGAACAGTTGCAAAAAGAAATTAAAAGTGGACCATTAGGCGAAACTGGCGAAAAATACAAAATTAAGGATTAAAAATGGCAACAGTAAATCTTTCACCATTATTTAATGGTCAAACAATGTTTAACGGCAATTTGCCATTAGCTGGTGGGCTTATTTACACATATCAAGCAGGAAGCTCCACTCCATTAGCAACTTATACAACTGTTAATGGAACTATCGCAAATGCTAATCCTATTGTTTTAGGCTCTACTGGAAAATTACCATCCGAATTGTGGCTTTTACAAGGATATTCTTATAAATTTGTTTTATCTGATTCTGCAAATAATGTTATTAACACTTATGACGATATTGCTGGCATTTTAACGCAAATACCAGCAGCTTCTCCGACATTGCCAAGTGGGGTAATTTTAATTTGGTCAGGTTCAACAGGCTCAATTCCGAACGGATATGTATTGTGCGATGGTAGCAACGCAACTCCTGACTTAAGAAACAGTTTTATTGTAGGCGCAGGAAACAATTATACAGTTGGACAAACTGGTGGTTCTGCGGATGCGATTGTAGTCAGTCATACCCATACTGCTACTGTTACTGATCCAGGTCATATACATAATATTAAAGGAACTAATGAATTACCAGGTGGTGGTAGTGGATTTAATGCAAACATAGCACCAAACGCAGCAACCGTAGTTACACAAAGTGCGGTAACTGGCATAAGCGTAGCCAATGCAACTGCTGGTACAAGCGGAACAAACGCTAATTTGCCTCCTTATTATGCTCTTGCTTACATTATGAAAACATAAGGATTGGAAATGGTTACAGATACAGAAGCGAAATTAAATTCACATGAAGCCGTATGCGAGATTCGTTACGATTCAATTTGCGCTAGATTAAAACGCATAGAACAAATTTTAATCGCTAGCGCAGGATTTATTATTTTAACTTTGGTCACTTTAGTATCCAAGGTTCATTAATAATGTATGACCGACCCATTCGGAATATCAGAGGGTGCAAAAACACTTAGCGGAAGCCTTAATTCAGCTAGAGAGGCTTCAAAAGAATTATCTAAAAGTATTGAAGATGTACAGCACGATGCAATAGATGTAGCACAAAAACAAGCTAACGAAAGAATAAGAGCGAGACGAGAAGCAGATTTTAAAAAAGAAAGAGCATTAATAAAAGCTTTAGAATCTTGGAAACATAAAAAACAAATTAGCGACGAAGAAGCCAAATTAAAGATAGATTTTGTTAAGAAATACGGCGCCAAAGAATGGGAAGCGGTTTTAAAAATAAAGCTGGATATTGAGAATATGCAACGCAAAGACAACGAAGAATACCAGCATGACTAAAAAGCAGTACGCAGAGTGCAATTTTATTGCTTTGCAGCAGCAGCAGTAATTGCGTGGTATTTAACTTGGGGGATTAAATAAT